TGTTCGTTTACAGAACTCTCCTTATCCCATAACACACCATTATGATAGATCTCAAACTTATTTGGTTTCATGGCACGAACAACTTTATATTCATTCTTACCAATAGAAAATTCTATCTCTACTGTACAATCCTTTTCGTTGATACTATTGATCAACATACTCTTACTAATTTTACGAAACGGTCTAGCAAACAAAGAAAAAGTAAGAGCATCCAAGATGGTACTCTTACCCGCACCGTTACTACCAACGATTAAATTTGTTCTTCCTTCTGTAAAGTCAATCTCACTAAAAACATTTCCAGTTGAGAGAAAATTCTTCCAACGGATTTTTTCAAAAACTATCATTCTAAATCGTCAGGTGGTATTATAAAATCGTCAGGTGTGATGATGGAAAATTTTTGTCCACGATCTTGACATGCTCCTATTATAACATGATCTTCCATTTCCACAACCCTCATGGAAGGATATTCTGATATATTTTCTAACATTGTAAGATATCTATTTGCATCATCTTCTAATTGAAATATGGGAACGACTCTATTCTTATCTGCATCAAACAAAGAATAGACTCCTTCTGCATGGTTTTCCAGTGTAAGTACATACATTATCCAACGTTACAACTTTCAATATATAGGGATCTCATGACATTCTTGAGTGAAGATTTGTCTACAGCGATATCCACCTCGTCAATATATTCATTCAAGAGAGTCATTGTATCCTTAGTCTTTAAGTCTACATCATCAATGTCATCTGTGTCAACTAGGGTTTCCACTATCTTAACATCATGTGCTCCTACGTTGTAAAGGCGATCAACCAATGTCTCGAACATTTGGTAGTCACGTTTTTCTTCAACAATAATCTTGATGTACTTGTCTTTATAATCAGATACATTTGATTTGTTGTAGTCATATTTGGCATCATCGTAGAAGATCTTGTCAAATATTTCGTAAGGATTTCTGACAAATTTAAGTCTATCAGTTTCAGTATCATAGATATGAAATCCACGAGAATCTTTGTAATCATTCCAATACATCTGATAAGGATTTCCAAGGTATTGTACATTACCTCTTTTTGATTTGTGATGGAAATGTCCTGACCATACACGATCAAAGTTTTTAAAATCACTAACAGAAAATCCACCATCAAAATGCATGCCTGGTGTAACTTCAAAACCATCAACTTCCATGTGACTACACATGATGTCAGCATTACTACTCTTCATAGTTTCTACTGCTTCTTTCTTATTCTCAGAATTAATCCAAGGCATCATAAGAAAATTTTTACCACCAACAGTTATATGTTCTGGTGAAGAATAGATGGTTATATTCTCATAGTTTTCTAATAATAACTCAGGAGAATTTATCCTATTAGTATTTTTATAGTAAGTACAATGATTACCAAGAATCATATGTACGTTATAATCTTTTAACCTCTCGAAGTAATTAGTCTTAACTCTGTTAAAAGTATTATAATCCAGAGACTTTCTATTATCAAAGGTGTCGCCAAGGTCAAATACCGTTGTGATACCTTCTTTCTCAAGAACTGGAAAAAATATGTTATCATAAAATTTTTGAAAGAAATTCCAGAACGGAAGAGAACCCTTACGTCCATCTAAATGTTGATCTGTTATAATTGCTATCTTCATTTCTTTTGCTCTTTCATATATTCTTCTCTACCATCTTTAGTAAACACCTTCTTTTCATAATCAAAATAAGGATGTGGTTCAGCACTTACAACAGGACTTTTAGATTTGTTTTTGATAACAATGAATCTATCAGCAGCAAATGTTCCTGCTAACTGTACTACCACATCATCTTCATCTTTCCAGTTGATACTACCATCTTTCTTGGTATGAAGCATTGCTTCCTGTATCTGGTCAATTAGTTCTTTCGTTAATTTCATACTCAATTTCAATAACTTTGGATGATCTTCCAGTAGATGTTGCTCTGGTTAGTCGTGTCATATTGCCACGTAGTTGTTTAGTGATACCTTCTAATTCAGATAGAAGTTCTGCTTCAAGGTCATCAGCAATGTCTCTATGTCTATCAACTCTCATGTATTCCGTATGGTGTTAGATCGTATTTTACTTTTTCAATACCTTCATGTTTTATTTTATTAGGTTGACCTATCTTATCTAAGATCTCAGCAGGAATCTTTTTCTTAGTAATGTCATAAGGTATAGGTGCGTTTGCTACACACACTCTAATACATTCCCACTGTTCCTCAGTAAAAAAATTATTATGATACATTAGTCGTCATGATCGTCCCATGGATCTGTTAAATTTTTGTTTGCAAAAAATCCTTTATACACACCATATCCTGCTAACAATATAGTGATAACTGCTATTGATATACCTAATGTGAAATTAGGATCTGCATTGTAGTGTGGAATTAGTGCGTTGCATTTAGTCCATGTACCAGGTAAAGTATACACTGGTGGACAAGACAGCAATAGATCTCTTATAGCTAACATTTCTGTTCCCATTAATTTATCCAATCTGGTTTGCGAGATGGGTCACGAAGATAGTTCGTAGGAACCCAAGGTTTAGATGCAACATAGCGTTTGTATGCAGTGAAGATGTCAATACTTGTATCGTACTTGAACTCGTCAGGACCTGCAAATGTAAATGATGATGGTTTGTATGGACTAGGTGCAGAAGGTATGATAGTTGTTGCTTCTATCAATGTCTTCTCACAACTATGTGACTTGCCATAGCGATGCTCGTACTCGTTGCAAAGAGCAAGACCATGTGCAAGTAACCACCATGTATTTTCTAGGCAAGAGTTTGCCCATATAGTACAAGGATGATTACGAAATGCACCCTTGTCTGTCTTGTATGCTTGACCATCAAGACGATGTAGATCACCGTAATTATGACCCCACTTGTCAGAGCAAACAATAGAAAGCATCTGACAAGTTTCTAGTGGCATCTTGACAACGTGTTTGTCAGGTAGATGTCTAGCGGATGTAGTTGGTGATGGATCTGTAACAAAGATATTCATTCTGATGATCTCCAGTCTTTTCTCATTGTAACATATGTTTCGGATTTTGCAACAACATCACGAACTCTTTTAAATATTTTTGCTGACTCAGCATATTTACTTGTAGCATGATCTGTTTCTTGAGGTAGAACCTCCTTAGTTCCTTTCTTATACTTTCTGCCTGAGTTGTGATTTGCATATCTTCTTGATCTAGTAAATCCCATCTCTAGAAATTTACGACACATATCCATACCAATAAAATCTTGATCCTTTTGATATTCTACATACATGCCATAAATTTCATGACTAGAAATTATTGCATCATGTGGAGTTTTGAATTTCCAATGAGCACATATATCGTTAGTATAAGGGCGAACCAATAGAACCCCTTGCTCCCCTCTTCCAATACGATATAGTTTACGAGTCTCCTCGTTTGTAAAATCAAGTCTCTTGTAATCGAGTTCATAATTAAATTCTTTCATAATCAATAAACTGGTATTCAGTAAATTTATAGACTCCACGATAGTCTGGAAACATCTCTCTGAGTTTTCTTGAGACAGCAAGTCTACGTTCAAAGCGATTCATTCTCTCGACTTGTCTAGTGTGTTTTCTTAATATACTCTTCATGTGTTCTATTTAAAATAACGATGCGTCCGTTTTCAATCATAAATTGTAGATCATCATCGTGACTCCACATTAGTTCTTCATAAAGTGCGTTCAGTCTACGCATATCATCATATAAGTCGTTAGGCATTAGCGATTCATTTTGGTCTCAATGTTTTCTTTGATGCTACCCATATCAGAATAAGAAGCATTCATACCTGACATATTACCAGTATATCTGTCAGTGTGCATTACCTCATCAAATCCAGACCTTTCCAGTATCTTTCCTTTGATTTCTAATTGTTTCTTTTCCTTTTGTATACGTCTTAAAAAAGCATAGTATATAATCTGTGTGAAATAAGCAAAAGGATTCTTTGATTTTTCGGGATCAAAGTTGTCTATGTACTGCAAGCAGTTTTCTATTCCATCACAAATCATATCCTCTCTAAACATATAGTTTACAAAGTTTGGTTTGTATGAGAGATGCGTTGCGATCTTTAAAAAACAAGACCCTAAGTAATTCGTAACTCTGGGTCTTGCTTCTCCCGCTTCTTCGGCAGCATGAACTTTCTGACGATAAACAGTGATCGCAGCGAGAAATTCTTTGTTGTTTACATAGTACTCGGTTTTTTTTCTTTTCATTACTGCGTTGAATGATGTCTTTAGTATAGCAAATGAAAGGAGTTTTGTAAAGGTACTTGACAAACTGTTAGATAACCAGTACACTAACCGTGTAGCGGGTTTAAGGTTGATCTTAGCTCTTTTTAAAAATATCCTCTAAAGACTTCTTGAATTTAGAGACTGACCCGACATAGCCTGACTTCCTAGGTAACTTGTCTGCAGTGTTTGCTAAGGTTTTACCACTCTTTATTCTTTCTAATGTCTTTACATAAAATTCTTTTATAGAAGGATCTACTTCAGACATTGTTACTATATGTTCTCGATTCATAACATACAAGTCTTCAAACGTCGCCGACATCCATTCCTTGAATGCAAAACCAGCAATTTCTAATGCACCCTTCCTTGACCTCTGTACTTCTACTAGAAGTGGATCCTCTAACATAACCTTATCTTCATCCTCAAGATAGATAACCTTTGCTACTATCTCTTCACCAGTTACGATTTTTATTGTTGAATAAAATTCTTCGTCTTTCATATTAGTTTGCTCTAAGGTTTACTCTTATAACTTCATACTTAAAATTTTCAGTATTGTATATGTTTACTCTTTCATTCAAATGCTTCAGCGTATAGTTCTGTCCACCAATGTCATCTGCAATGTCATACAACGTTGCTATGTCCTTACCTTCTCCTTTTCTAAGAACTCTACCAATTGATTGTAGGTTTCTAATTCTGGACTTTGATGGTGAAGCGAACACGATGTTGTGAAGACGCTTAATGTTAATTCCAGTTGAGAAGGTGCCGTAAGAGGCAACGATAATTGCATTAGATTCCGTCTCTGTAAGATTGCGTACTTCTTCTCGATCTTCTACGTCAGTTCCTCCATGCACAAAAAATACTTTACGTGCGGAGTCTACATTACTATTTATTAGTTCGTATAATGGTGTACCATGTTTTTCTACGTAGTTAAATAGTACTAGGGTGTTACCATCTAGATCTTTGACTAGATTTTTTATGAGGTTATTTCTACCTTTATGCTCCACAAGATATTCTATCTCATCTTGATATGATTCAAAATATTGCGGAGCATGTTTACAAAGTAGGATTTTTATCCTAAAATTAGAAAGGTAACCTTCCTTGATTAGATCATCTGTTTTAGTTACTTGTTCACACTTGCCAAACAAACCTTCTAGTACCCACTTGTGAGTCTTACTCCCATCTAGAGTACCAGTAAAACCAAACCTATACTTGGCATTGTGTAACTTAGTCATGATACCTGTCAATGACTTTGACTTAAAGAGATGTGCTTCATCACCAATCACACAATCTATATCATCAAAATATCTTTTAGGAAATTTGTAGATAGATTGCCAAGTTGATATTATAATAGGTTTGTCAGTATTCTTATCTTTACCAGAATAAATTTTATGTACAAAGTTGTCAGCACTCCACCCGTAAGAAATAAAATCATTGACCATCTGCTCAACGAGGGATGTAGTTGGGACGACTATAAGTATCTTCTTTGCGGTGGCAGCATAGTATCTGACTATGGAGTAGATCATAAGAGACTTCCCAGAACCCGTAGGAGAAAGAAGTAACTTACGATTATATTTTAAAGCTTCATACACCGCATTGTATTGATAATCTCTAGGTTCTATCTTAGAGATTTTTTTCATGTATTGTTTTACTGCTGGTAATGAGACTAGTTTATTATCCTGACTTAGATCTCCATACCAATCATTCTTTTCATACTCTACAATATATTGTTTCTCTGCTGCCCATACCTGTAGATGATCTAACAACCCATGATACAAATCTCCTGTAGCAGGGGAGTATAGACGTATAGTTCCATCCCAATATTTGTATCTGGGATTTCTTTTTAAAAATTTTGCTTCTGGAACTTCAAATGTGAAGTAGTCCGCTAATTCTCTATGGACGTACTCTTCATTAGAATGAATAGTTATATAAACTTCATTCTTTTTCTTTACTGTAAGATGTGTCATTATTGTCCATTAACAAATTTCTCCCACTCAATGGCACTCTTTACTTGAAAACCTCTATTTGATATTTGCTTCATAACATGATCTAGAAAGTACATCATCTGTTCTAGATACTTGATCTTTGCTTCTAGATTGATGATCTCATCATCAGACTCTATGTAGACCTTCATCTTTTCAGTTGTCTTTATATGTGATCCAAATGGTTTAGCAGCATACGTCTTAGCATCTGCTTCACCAGAATAGTATTCACGTTTGTCCTTTACTAATTTACGAATTTCAAACTCTAGAGAAGTTTTTATTTGAGATATGTCAGTGTAATGGTTTAAGTATTTATTGTGTTGGAAAGGTATGTCTAATGCGAGTTGTCCTAAGTCAGCACTATATTGTTTGTTCTTAAATTGAAAGTCTACATGACTATCTTCTGCCCATTCTTCTCTAAGTTTTTGAAATTTATTATGAAGAGAATCAAAATTCATATTTTCTTAAATGTTTTATCACGTAGGAAGAACTGCTGATGTTTAAATGTAACCTGTGCAGTAATGTACTCTACATCTCCTATTGTAGCATCAAATTGCAAATTTGTCAGTGCTACAGGGAATAAATTCTGATAGTCTACTACAAATGCAGGGTTGAATGCACTGGTGGTTATCAGTAATTGACCATTAGTAAATATATCTTCCTCTGGTGTCTCTCTCGCCATCTGATCCGCATTACCATTGTCACGCATCCATTTGTATATACTGTTGTAGTTCTTTAGATCTTCATCTACAATAAAGGTCACTGAAAGATCACCAAACTCTACTCCTCCACCAGGTATAATAGGCAAGTTTCTAAATTGACTTGCTACCTGAGTACTAGGCATGTTGATATCAGGAAGGTTTGCTGATTGACAAAAGAAATCTACACCTTCAAACTTTTCTAGTTTGAGGATAAAACCAATAGGGTTTAAAAAGTTTCTATTGGTTGGTTGTTCTTTATACCAATCTGCTCCGCCTAAAGGCATGTTAATATCTCGACTACTTAGTATTTATGTTTGTCTTAGCACTTCGTCTTTTAGTTTATCTACTACGTCTTGTACGACACTCACATCAATACCCATAAACGGAGGTATTAAACCTAACACTCTGAATAGACCATCAGCAAACAAGGCAATAAATGCAAACCCTAGTGCCATACTAATTAGACCAGCGTTTCTATTGTGTTGGTTGATAGCAAACTCAATCATATCTTCAACTTCTTCTTTACTAACCATAGTTTGTTTCTTGGTCTTAAAGAATGGTTTTTCGTATGCTTTTTTTACTTTGTTGTCTTGAGAAATTAGGTTTCTTCCGTATTGAGATAACATGTCGTTAGTTTTTAGGTAGTGTTTAATTTTGTTATTCATCTAGATCATCCTCCTCGTCCCAGACGATGTAAGGTCCGTGTTGCATTCGTTTTAGTTTATCTGTTTCTGAACTAAATCTCATGGTTTCAGTAATCCACAGTGAAATTTTAATTACAAGAAATATCACCAGTAACGGTGATAAGCATAACAATAGTATAACAGATGATTGATTCATTGCCAATAATCGTCCATGGATTTTTTTACTCTACTTATATTTAAGCATAAAAAAAGGGATCCCGTAGGATCCCTGTTTGTGTTTCCTAACAATGTTAGGGAGTTTTCCACACTTATGTTAGATTTGCTACTCTAACTCTTCTGTAGTACTGGTTCTTACCGTGTGTAAGAGCTTCAGCATCAGGAGTGCTTCCGTTAAGTACAAATGGGTTAGCAACCATACCGTATCTAGTCTTGAAACCAATTTTTGGTTGGAAGGTAGATGGGTCGATGCTTCTTAACATCTGTAGGG